ATTCATCCTTTTCTCCTTAGATTAAACCAGCACCGCCTTCTCATCGAGAAGACGATACAAGCTCAAACTAATACTTCTTACGGATAGATCGAAGCCACAGGTCTACTTCCTCATGCGCAGGAAGACACCGCAAACCACTCTTGGTCTCTTCAAACAGCTTGGTGAAGTTACGAAGATACTGTTCTGCCCTCTGAGGATTCTGCGCGATCTCCGCACCAAACTCATGGAAGAAACTAGCATCCTTCACTTCAATGTCAAGCTCGCCTGTCTTGTAGAGCTTATAACCCTGATCTAGAAGACGCAAGAGGTGACGTGCGTTCTTCTCCTTGCGCTTCTGCTTGCCGGGACCCTTGTGTTCTGCCATTCGCTTGAACTGCTGCGTAGCGTAGCCCAAGTAGGCATTCTTCACAAGATCCTTGGAAGCGAACCAACTACGCCGGGCACGGAGCTGTCGCCCGTCCTCAGATTGGGCTGTTACGAACCGCTCAGGGGTCCACAGAAGCTCTAGAATCGTAGGGTTGGACTGGAGTGCCAACCGAGCGAACTTACCCAGCTCATGGAGCGTCAGATCCGGTTCATGAGTGACGATGGAAAAGTCACTATCCTGTAGCGGACGAAGACGAGAGAACTCTGCGGTAGGCAGAACAAATACTCCCACCTTATCCACATCCGATTCAGGGGTAGCCAGCCCGTAAGCTGTACTTCCAACAATCGCCTCAAGAATTACAGTCATGACCAGTAATCTTCTCCTTCACAATTACAATCGAATCGGCCATTACTATACGCAATTCCCAACTCGTCTTCCAACAGTCTGTTCAGATTGTCATTGACAATGGAACTGGTCAGTAAATCCTGTGGTAGATGTACTCCCTCGTCTTGGAAAATACGCCAAATATCATCGATAATACTCTGGTGATTACGCATTAATCCTCCGGTTCCAGCTCTTCGGCACGACGATACGCCTCACCGTAAAACTCCTCTACAGCGCTGTCAAGCTCGCGAAACATAGAGCGAATCTCTTCCCAGGAATCTACAAGATCCTTGGGAAGAACATAGTCCTCCGCACGGAGGCCATAATCCAGCGCGCCATAGGCACCGCCCTCATAGTCGATCTTCTCAAGAAAGTTACGAATCTCGGTTTGCATTTTCTTCTATTCCAATCTTTCGGGCATCCCTTCCCAGAAGCTCACGAGTAATAAAAGCATCGTGCCGGAAGCTGTCGAAGCTTTCCGTATAGATAGAAGCCATCTGCTTGGGAGAGATGTTAGTGGTAACGATAGTAGGTCGACACGCCTCATAGCGCATACGGAGAAATTCGTGCAGCGTGGATTCCGTGAATCCGCTGCCGGATCGGTGCTCCTGGCCGATATCGTCAATGACAAGAATGGGAACCAGTTCCATAATGCGAAGAATCTTCTTGGATTCAATACCGTATTCGGTAGGCTCCCGATCGAATGTACTGGTAAGACGCTTCATATATTCGGAGAAGCGAATGTAGTAACCGCGCCAAGCGGGGGCAGCATACTGGATCTCAGTCAGTATGGCAGCCGCAAGAGTGCTCTTGCGAGTACCGTTGCGCCCGTGGAGCATGAGCCCCTTACCAAGATTCTCGCGGTTGTCAGGAAGAGCACCCGACTCCTTGCGTTCCTCGGAAAGATAGTGCTCTCGGAAATTGGACACAAAATCCGAAGCAATCGACTGCGCTACCCGGCCAGAGGCGTGAACAGGAACATAGTCCTCCAGGCGCTTATCCCAATACTTTGCAGGAAGCCCGGACTGCCGCCAACGATTGACATAGAATTCCTTTCTGGGCACTAACTCTTTCTCCTCTCAAAATAGGCAGCTAGCTCTGCCTCTTCGTCGTACTCTTCCATACGGAGCTCGTAGTTGTCAAGCTCCTGTTCCTGTTCTTCGGATTTAAGAAGCGCTGACAGTAGTTGATCTCTACGATACACGAAATCCTGCCAACCCGGAGCGTTGCCCCGTTGATCGGCCGTGTTCATGTAAAAATCTATCATGGCGGTAAGGCGGTCCGCAGTAACGACATTCTTCCACTTGGCGAACTGTGAAGCAAGTGCCTGAATATTGACGACACCGAAACCGCGATACCAAGAGCTTCTCAGAAGTTGTTCCTGAAAATACTTTGCCAGATTAACTGAATTATATGAAGACGACTTTATGGGAGCCTTCTCTTCAGAGGACCCCCACAAGTCGTCCCAGGCATCCTGGGAAACCATTCTATTCCTTTGTTATATAAACACAGTAGATGAACACCACCGCTATAAGAACGAACCCTAGCATGGGCCACACCAGCGGTAGAAGGGAGAACTCAAGAACCATACTCGTTTTCTATAATCTCTTCTAGATAATGAATGGCTTTGAGAAGATCTTCCTTGCCATTCTTCTTACGATGTCTCAGAAGATACTTCAAAGCGGAGCCCTCGAAGAAATCCAGTTTATTGGCACGTATAATTGCCCACGGCTGAATTGCCTGCGAGGTATAGTGATCTCCGCCGACTTGTTTTAACTTATCCAATACCAGTCACCTTATTCACAATCTCCTGTGTGACAACAATACCCACAGGAGAGCCGTTCTCATACAGATGCCACATAAACTTACCGATTGCAATCCAGGAGAAGATACCGGGAATGAATCCCGGATCTCCGTACCGCATCCAATCCTTGTAATCCTCAGGAACCCAGAGCTGAGCAGACCTGAGATCCGCATAAACCGCTTCAATACTGTCTTCCATACCATCCCAACGAACGGTAAACACAGTACCCACGGGCTCGATAATCATTACTCTCCAGTGACCATTCGACGGTAAGCGGACAGAGCCTTGCTGAAGCCGTTGGACATCTCCTGCATGGCATCAGCAAGCTCAACAATATCAGCCTTGTTAACCATGATGGTATCAGCAAGGTTCTTCTGCTGCTGAGTAATCAGTTCCACATCAGTAGCAGTGTACTCAAGCGTGGGCTGAGCGGGAGCCGCAGCAGCCACATCCTTCCACACATCATCAGCAGTGACAAGCTCGGCAGCAATTTCCTTGATGCTCGGAGTCTCGTCCGACTTGGTAACGGAGCCTACCTTGATCTCAGCAGAGAGCGCAAGTCCCTTAGCAGCCTTCTTCTCCGCCTCACGAGCAACCGCATTGGCAACGAGACGCGAGGTGCCTCCGGTATCCTCCTGACCGCACTCACAGTAAGAACCGCACTTGCCCTTGTTGTCATCCACCCACACAAACTTGTGCGTATGAGGGGCTACAGGGGCCTTCTCCGACTCCTCCACGGCAGGAACATCCTCCGCCTCCAGAGACTTCACCGCAGCCCGCTTACGGGGCGTTGTAGCCTTCTTGGCAGCAGTCTTGCGGGCGGGCTTGGGAGCAGCCTCCTTCTCCGCAGCAAGGCGAGCCTTCTCCTGCTCATCATAAGCAGCCTGAAGCGCCTCCCGCATCTCACGATCCTCATCGGACTCGTAACCAGGGAAGGAATCAATCAGACCCTCACAAAGATTGAGAGTGACCAGGCCATCGCAACGCTTGGCATTCTCCAGGTCATCAAGATCCCGAAGGCTATCCGGGTTGTACAGAGAAATGAACGCCACGTCACGGTCCTTGTCGGCCTCCTGACCAAGGAGATTGAGAGCAACCTCAATGGAGCAACCACGATCAACCTGCTCGGTGGACTCAGCACGAGAGATAATGCGGTTACCGGAATCGGGCTCTACGATCGGAAGGAAATCCTTACCGGCAATACCCCAGTTGTCAAACAGGATCTTGAAAAGACCGTTCATGGACGTGGAAGTCTTACCGGAGAAAGGAACGATGAACTTTACGTCCACGTTATCCAGGTTGCCGAAAACGAAGTCACCGAGAAGAGCCTCGGTGTTGGCATCCGCACTGGAACCTTCGCCGGTCAGGATCACGCTCAGCGGCTTGTCATAGTCACGCATTTGAAGTTTCCTCCTTCGTTGTTGTTGGTGAGGACACTATCAGGTGCTCACCGGTCTGTCAAGGCAGCGGCGGGATGTTGCTTCGGCGCTGTTTCGGTACCCGTACTGTAGCACGAGAACGGAACATGTCGATCCGCTGTGCCAACACCACCAGGATACCAATGGATGCGGGTGCTAGTGCCCAGAGGGGTAGCGCCAACGCTCCGAAAGCTATCACGGGAACCAGCAGTAGCGCAACCTCTCGTAACTTCGGTAGCATTGCGCAGACAGTTTCCCAGAACCAGTAGGTTGCCAGGGCTGCTAAGATGAATGTCATGTCTCTCCTCGGTTGTCGTTGACGCCACTCTACCACACATGTACCGAGTTGACACAAGCCCTGCTCTCGGTGTACTGTTTTTATACTTGGTTATAAAGAAAAAAGACATATGTTCTAGAAAATAAGAACATATGTCTTTTAACATTTTATGGAGATTGAGCACTAGTTAATGTATATGTATAACCAATAGGAGCATACTCTGGAATTATCTGATTAATACGTACTAATTTATCTGAGTAATTATTATAATAGTATGATCTTTGTTCATTACTACCTTGCTTTTCCCATTGATAATCAGTAGAACCATATCCACCATCAAAGTAATCACCTAGCAAAGAACTCTCCTCTACCATTATGCTATCAATCCAGAAACTGAAAGGAGCATTGGTAGAAGCCTCTGACAGGAGTACAGAAAATCTTGGTCTGTAATTGGAAAGACTGTTGGGAGGAACAACAAATGTTCCAAACATCCTTACCCAACCTCCTGGCAAAGTCGCATTGGGATTATTATTCTTTATGGTCGACAGTTTTACCGTAAGCATTGTTACCAGATTTGCATCCTGGAAATCCATGGTGATATCTGGACAATTAATACTTTGCTTTACATATGCGGAAACGGTATACGTCTGGCCGATTTTCAGACTTTCCACAATCGGATATT